AAGGCACAAAACAATTTACTGTTACCGAACCACTTGAAGTGATGGAAATCGGCACAGGTTTTATGATGGTTAAACGGGAAGTATTTGAAAAAATGGAAAAAGAATATCCAATGATTCGATACAAACCTGACCATGTTGGCCAAGCCAATTTTGATGGTACAAGATACATTCATGCTTACTTTGATACAGTAATCGACACTAAAGAGTCCATCGTTGGAGGTGGTTCCGACAGATATCTGAGTGAAGATTATATGTTCTGTCAGATGTGGCGTAAAATGGGTGGCAAAATCTTCTTGTGTCCTTGGATGAAAACGCAACATATTGGAACATATGCGTTTACTGGCAACATGCCTGCTGTAGCACAATACACAGGTAAACTATGATTAAAAAAGACCTAGTTACAGCAAGTCAAACTGCTACAACGGGAGGTCGCAAGTTCGATGGCGGTAAACTACAATATGGTTTACTTCCACCACTTGCATTAAAAGCAACTGTTGATGTATTAACTTTTGGTGCAGAAAAATACGAACCTGATAATTGGAAAAATGTTCCAGATTCCAAACGCAGGTATTTTGATGCATTACAAAGGCATTTATGGGCATGGAAAGAAGGCGAACAGATGGATACAGAATCAGGTAAACATCACTTGGCACATGCACTTTGTTGCCTCATGTTTCTGTATGAACATGATATACTGTATTCTATTGATAAAACTTAATTATGAGGTATTAAATGAAACTTTCTGGTGAAACACTATCTGTATTGAAGAACTTTGGAACAATCAATCAAGGTATCTTCTTTAAACAAGGCAAGACACTTAAAACTGTCTCGTCACATAAAAACATTCTTGCTGAAGTTACAATCAAGGAAGAAATTCCTGCTGACTTTGGTGTGTATGACTTAAACAATTTCTTGTCGGTTGTTTCTTTACACAAAGACGACCCATCATTTGAGTTTGATGAAAAACATGTTGTGATTGTTGGTAACAAAGGTCGCAGTAAGATTAAATATCGTTTCTGTGAACCAACAATGATTGTTACTCCTCCTGAGAAACAATTCGTAATGCCTGAAGCAGAAATCAAATTTACATTTTCTTCAGAAGATTTTGATTGGGTTCTCCGTGCGGCTTCTGTTCTTTCTTCTCCACACATTGCAATTGAATCTGATGGTAAAAAAGTAAGTATCGTCACACTTGATTTACAAAACGATGCTGCTCACACCGATGCACTTGAAATTGCAGATGGTAATGGTAACAAATTTAAAATGATTTTTAAAACTGAAAATCTAACTAAAGTTTTACCTGGTGTTTATGATGTTGCAATTTCTTCAAAAGGTGTTTCACACTTCAAAAACAAAAATGTTCCACTTCAGTATTATATTTCTACTGAAGCCGGTTCTAAATTTGAGGCGGCATAATCATGGCATTTAAATATTTTACCAATGCAGTTGAAGGTCATGTTGATGAAACCCTTGCAATTAATCCTAACCATATTGTTAATGTGTATGAAAGAGAAACCATTGTAGCAACAAAAGAAGGTAACAAAGAAAAGAAAGTTACTATTCTATTTGCTGGTGCTGCAGGTTCTTGGGAAGTTAAAGAATCTATGATTGATGTGGTTGCTCGATTAAACGAAAAAGATTAATCGACAAAAGAATCTCATCTAAGTCCAAGGACTTAGATTTGATAGGCGGTAACTAAGGTTACCATTTTTAAATATTTCTCTAAGGAGATTAGTATGAAAAGCAATGTAGTAAATTTGACACAAAAAGTTTGTGGTGAAGCTAAAATTAAATCACCATATTTTCTTTATCGGCTACACAAGAACAATAAACTGTTCTATGACTGTGAGAAGTTGCAAAGACTTCTGGTGCGTTGGCATGATGCGAAAGTTAATTCGTATTTGTTTACCGCATTTAATGGTGCATCTGTTAAAGATTGTTTTCAACTTGCGGAAATCAAACCAATTGTTGAGGACTTAAAGAAATCACTCAAACCAAACGCAGAGAACTATCGTTTTATCGAAGAAAATCTGGCATACTTCCAAGATTTACTTGATAAAAGTTATGAATATCTTGTGCTTGATGGTCAGCATCGCATTGATACGATTGTTCGATATTTCGATAATGAGTTCTTCTTCAAACCAGAAGAATTAATTACAATGCAAATCAAAGGTGAAAGAGGTGGTATTGATGTGAAAGGTAAGTTTGAAAAACTTCCCGAAGAAATTCAAAATCACTTAATGATGAATATACCTTTAATTGTAGTTATCTACAAAACTGGTGATTTGCGTGAACTTGCTCGCATCTTCATTACTGCAAACAGTATGATGCCAATGACAAAGCATGAAAAGCGTATTCTCAATTACAACGAAAACAATCGTTGGTTAAATCAGTTGTGTTTGAATGATATCAATATTCGTGATATGTTTAAACATATTGGTTCTGGTATGACAGGTGAGTATTCTCTTGACCATAAGGGTGACACACTCTTTGTTTCAGAAATGTTAATGTATATCAATAACAATTTCTATGATGGTTATGATTCAGACATCCTCGATGATGTTCTTGGTCCTTATCCTTCAGGTAAAGTGAATATCTCTAGTGTTGATAAAGAGATTACAAAGAAGATTTTCAGAATCATGGCAGATGGTTGTTCACAATATGATGCCAAAAAGTTGAAGAAATTCACCAAGTCAAGTTTCTATAACCTTTTCTATACTCTCTCCTTTGTTTTACAAAAAGGAAATGTTTGGGGTAAGAAAAAAGAAATCGATGGTAACTATAAAGTTACTGACCCTACCTTATTTGTGAAATGGTTCTTTGATGAAGAATTTAAACGAATCAATACACCAGGCACAAAAGTTCCTTATAAGAACGCAACAGGTAAGACTAAGTATCAGATACACGACTGGTCATTTGCCAAACACAATGCAGACCAAAAGCATGCTCGTAAAGAGAGTGTAAAAGGTGATGGCGGTTCGAAGTATACCTTTGATAGTTGGGCTCGTGTTCAATATCTCCTTGAAGATTTGAATTCTGCCTTGACAATGCTTAAGAATCGTAGTATAATTGCACCAGTGGGTTCAAGAGATACAATGACCCGTGATGAGGCACTTGTAGCACTTGATGTACCGCTTTCATTGTCAGATGAAATTGAAATAAACGAAATTGTTCCTGTTTCAAAAGGTGGTAAGCGTGTAATTGGTAACATTGAAGCGTTACCAAAAGCCAAAAATCGCACACAAAGCGACAGAGTTCGTAGAGTTGCGTAAGATGTGGGGCGAAAGCCCCACTTTTAAATTATGATTTATGTGAAAGGTTATTATGGAACATCTACTTTGGACAGAGAAGTATCGTCCACAAACAATCGAAGATTGTATTCTACCTGAACGCCTAAAGAAACCATTTCAAGAATATGTGAATCAGAAACAGATTCCTAATCTCTTATTGAGTGGTGGTGCAGGCGTAGGAAAGACAACAGTAGCAAAAGCAATGTGCAACGAAATCGGTTGCGACTTCATGGTTATCAATGGTTCTGATGAAAGTGGCATTGATACTTTCAGAACCAAAATCAAAAACTATGCCTCATCTATGTCACTATCTGGTGGTCGTAAGGTCATCATTATTGATGAAGCAGATTATCTAAATCCAAACTCAACTCAACCTGCGCTTCGTAATGCGATTGAAGAATTCGCACCAAACTGTTCGTTCATTTTTACATGTAACTATAAGAATCGTATTATTGAACCACTTCACTCTCGGTGTGCAGTTATTGAATTTGGTTTAAAGAATGGTGAGAAAGCCAAGATGGCATCTGCGTTCTTTAAGAGAACTCAGACAATTTTGCAAAGTGAAAAAGTTGACTTTGATGATGCGGTTATTGCAGAACTTGTTAAGAAACATTTTCCAGATTTTCGCCGTGTATTAAATGAACTTCAACGATATTCACAATTTGGTAAGATTGATACTGGTATTCTTGCACAAATTGGTGATGTATCGATTACAGAAATTGTAAAGTTTGTTCAACAAAAAGATTTTGGTGCGATTCGTAAATGGGTTGCATCAAATGAAATAGATAGTAATACATTGTTCCGTAAATTATATGATGCAATGTATGATACAATGAAACCCGCATCAATTCCACAAGCAGTTTTGATTCTTGCTGACTATCAATACAAGGCTGCGTTTGTTGCAGACCAAGAAATTAATACTGTTGCCTGCTTAACTGAGTTGATGGTAAATTGTGAGTTTGTATGAATGATGTATTTACCGGAATATTCGAATGGATAAAAGATGATTGGCAGTCTAATCGTTGGCGTTTTATTGTTGAACTTTTTGCTTGGGGTATTAGCATTGGCTGTAGTGTTACGATGGCTCTTACGGTACCGAACCCTCCGTTACTTGTTCTTTACCCTATTTGGATTATTGGGTGTGCTTTGTATGCTTGGGCTGCTTATACTCGGAAATCATTTGGCCTCCTTGCTAATTATGTTTTACTCACTACCATCGATACCATTGGTCTGATAAGGATGTTGACATGAGTAATCCTTTTGATTATGTTAATGCAATACTACAAAATAAGAAACAGTTAATTGTCGATGAAATTACAGAAAAAGACTATGTTTCTTTTTTGGTAAATCGTAGCTTATCTTATCATAAAGACTGCGTTTTGTATGCAAATGAGATGAACCGCAGACATTTTATCGACAAGAAGTTGCAAAATGACTTTTTACTAAATACCGTCAGGTCACAGAAACGACCGTTTGCGAAGTGGATAAAATCTGAGAAAAGTGACGATTTGGAATGTATAAAGACTGTCTTTGGTTTCTCCGATACAAAAGCCCGAGAAGCGCTCCGCTTACTTAGCAAAGAACAAATCCAACAACTAAAAGAACAAACCCAAACGGGTGGATTGACTAAGAGGTAATGATGGTAGACTTGTCTAAATTTATAGAAGTCACCTTGACGGAACAGGATGATTTTTTAAAGGTAAGAGAAACACTTACCAGGATTGGCGTATCTTCCCGCAAGGAAAAAGTGTTGTACCAGTCATGCCACATTCTGCATAAGCAAGGCAGATATTATATCGTGCATTTCAAAGAGTTATTTGCGTTAGATGGAAAACCATCTAATTTGACTGAAAATGATATTCAAAGAAGAAACGCAATTGCAAAACTCCTAGAAGAATGGGGTCTTGTAGAGATTCTTAATCCAATTTTGATGAAAGATAATATTGCACCTTTACATCAAATAAAGATTATTTCTTTCAAAGAAAAAGATGATTGGCAACTAATCACAAAATACAATATAGGTAAAAAATCAATAGATTATTGATTTGAATATAAATATGGAAGGCGATGCCAAATGGGTCGCCGCTTTTGATAACTCGCTTAAAAGGAGAAAAAACTATGACACTAGGTCGTATTTCATTTGGACCATTAACCCAATCAACTTTGGGTTTTGATAAGTTTTTCGATGATGTTGAAAGACTAATGAGCATGGATGTCCAAAAATCAGTTTCTAATTTCCCACCACATAACATTCTTAAACTGGATGAATCTCGTTACATCGTAGAATTGGCCGTTGCAGGTTTTTCTAAAGATGAAATTGAAATCTCAGTTGAAGAAGGTACATTAACTGTGAAAGGTGAGAAAGATGAAAAAGAAAGCAATGTGCAATATCTACACAAAGGTATTGGTACAAGGTCTTTCACCAAAACACTCACTATTGCAGATACAATCGAAGTGAAAGGTGCTGAGTTCAAAGATGGTATTCTCAGAATTGGTTTGGAGAATATTATTCCTGAACACAAGAAACCACGCAAGATTGCTATTGGTGAAAATTTGAAAGAATTTAAACCACAACTTCTACAAGAGAAGTCAGCTGCGTAACCGAGTGGGGCATTTCGCCCCACTTTTTAAATTATGGAGATATTATGGTAAAGCGTGATAAAAATTTCAAACTAAACAAACAAACAAAACGATTCTTGGCAACTATTGTCGACCCAATTAAAAGGTCTGATTATAAAAACGCCATGATTGAAGCACAACTTGCTTCTTCAGTCCCGTTTAAATCCGAAAAGAAAAATAAAAAAGAATCTGCTCAAGCATGAAGCAGAAATTTGTTGATGCCCATATGGCAGCAGCCGAGGTTTATTCTAAACTTTCATCTGCAAAAAGATTACAAGTAGGATGTGTTGTTGTAAAAGATAACACAATCATTGGTATTGGTTATAATGGAATGCCTTCTGGTTGGACAAACGACTGTGAATATAAAGTTTATGCAAACGAATGGTCAATTGATAACAATGAATGGGAATATCAAGAGGAAGATAGTGGTAATCCTTACAACTTGAAAACTAAATCAGAAGTCCTTCATGCAGAAACAAATGCATTGGCAAAGATTGCACAGAGCACCAATTCAAGTGAAGGCGCATCTTTGTTTGTAACACATGCACCATGCCTTGATTGTGCAAAATTAATTTATCAATCTGGCATCAAAAGTGTTTTTTATCGCAACAGTTATCGTGATGAAAAAGGAATTGATTTTTTAACGAAGTGTAATTTAGAGGTGAAAAAATGTTAGACTGTTTGATACTTGGTGATTCAATTGCAGTTGGTGTATCACAAATAAGAAAAGAATGTGTTGCATATGTTAAGTCTGGCATTAACAGTAGGGACTTTTACAATAAACACAAAACAATGTTGGGTGAACAGAAACAAGTTGGAACTACAATCATCAGCATTGGACCTAACGATACGAAAAGTATCGACACAATTAAGTATGCCAATTCAATTAGAGAGAATATTAAAGGTAAAGTGTATTGGATACTTCCCTCTGAAACAAAAAAGCCAGAAAAATTTGAAATCATCAAAGAAGTTGCTAAAGCATGGGGTGATGTTGTGATTGAAAGACCAAAAGATAAAATTTCTGGTGATGGTGTGCATCCAACATATGCCGGTTACAAAGAACTTGCCGATTTAACAAAGAAATAAAATGAAAACATTTACCTCAAAAGTAGTTGAAATATGCGATAATGGTGATGCAATCATTGAATTGCCACCTGAGTTGTTAGAAGAAATGGGTTGGAAAGAAGGCGACACATTAGATATCTCCGAAAAAGATGGCAAAATAATTATTAAAAAAATCGATGAATTGGAAGCACATAAAGCGGAACAATAAGTAAATTTAACTATAATAAATTCATGCTTTTCTCTATTGAAATTTATTGTAGTTTAGTATAATATAGAGGTGTGGAAATAATTCCACTCTTTTATAAAGGAGATTATTATGTGGACAACACCAACAGCAACTGATATGCGTTTTGGTTTCGAAATCACAATGTATGTGATGAATCGATAACTAAATAGGAGTCCGGTCTTAATTGACCGGACTAACCTTTAGATAATGGAGTTATATGATGCTAGTATTACCTGATGATATGATTGGTCGGCCAATCGGCTTTACCTGTTCTACTTTTGACCTTCTTCATGCAGGTCATATTCTAATGCTTGCTGAGTGCAAGTCAATCTGTGATTATCTTATTGTTGGTTTGCAAACAGACCCAACAATCGATAGACCAGAAATCAAAAACAAACCAGTTCAATCAATTGTAGAAAGATATGTTCAACTTTCTGCTGTCAAATTTGTAGATGAGATTGTCGTCTATGATACCGAAAAAGACCTCGAAGATTTGTTGATGTTCTTACCCATTAGTATGCGTATTTGTGGTGAAGAATATAAAGACAAAGCTTTAACTGGTCGTGATATCTGTGACACCCGTGGTATTAAAACATATTACAATTCTCGCACCCATCGGTTTAGTTCTTCCGAATTGAGACAAAGAACTTATCAATCCGAATTAACCAAAAAGGTTTAATTATGAGTAAAGTGTTCACCGATGTGCATGTCTTTATGACAGCAGCAGGCCAAACCGCAACTCAAAATAATGAAGAACAATCTATACTGTATCATAGATTGATTACTGAAGAATATAATGAATTCTGTGCGGCTCGCCTCGATAATGATGATGTTGAAACCATTGATGCTTGCTTCGATATGATGTGGGTAATTGTAGGGTATATGTTATCAAGAGGTTGGGATTGCGGAAGAATTTGGGACGAAGGCGCACTTAGTAATTTAAAAAAGATTGACACCAAAACTCGTAAAGTAATAAAGAGAGAAGATGGTAAAATTTTGAAACCTGAAGGTTGGCAACCACCAGACTTTAGTAAGTTTGTGAAAAAATAATGTCCTTTCTCGTTCACAACTTACCTCCAGTCCAATGCTTTGTTAAGAAAGAATTTCTCTATGACTTTGAA